ATAAACACACTCTCCCCCACTCCCACTCCAACTCACCCCTTAACACATTCCAACAAATCTAAATTTAGGCATCTCTAAACTTGGTTGTCTGAATTGGATGGATTTAGAGAATTTTTGATAGCCAAAATGCGTATCAAAAAAAAGTAAATTGAGCGAATAAGATATTATTTATCTCTAAATATAGATTACTATATATACAGTTATCTATATATACAATTAATAGTATGTATAATTAATTATATATATAGTATAGGGAAGAAAAAATAAAAAAGTCATTTTGTTGAAAAAAGCCTATTTTAGCTGAAAGTGTGGAAATAAGGATAAGTTGTACGACTTATTCGTACAGGTTACAATTTGTAACCGATTAAGGTCAATCTGCAAGAAATTGGGTTTTTGTAAATAATGGGCATACCCCCCATTTATTTGTGGCTCTTGAACCTGACTCTGCTTAGGTGGGAATGCGATTCTTGGCACAATGCCCCTACCCCCCATTTATTTTGGCGATTTCAAACTGACTTTGGCTGAGTGCTTGATTTATCCCTACTTTTGTGCAATGCCGACAAATACGTTTGTAAAGCGTAAGACGAGAGAGCCTGCAAAGGCAGAGGTTGTGGAGGATAGCGTGGAGATAACCTCTACGCAATCAGAGAGCGTTCAGGAGGCGTTTCCTGTACTCTTGAAGAGTGGTAGTCGTACACCGAAGAATGTAACGAGAAAAGACATCAGAGATCTTTTGGATGCCGACTTGGACAGGAGCATTGGTGGTGTTCGCAGGATGGATGCTTTGATTGCGAGATTGGTGACTGAAGCGATTAGGGGCAATATGAGGGCGATGGAATTGACTTTGGCTTACTTGTATGGCAAACCAGGTCAACAGCAGACTGCGCCCGACACAGGACCGTTTGTGCTTGAATTAAGCGAACCGACAGAGGACGAATCAACCAACAATAATGAAACTCACATCCAGACAAACTCAGGCGTATAGGATGGCGCTCTCCGGGGAGAAGCAGTTTATTCTCTTCGGTGGCGCCATCCGGTGACGAGGCGGTAAGACATACTGCCTCCTTCTAACCTTCATCTCCCTCTGCTCCAAGTATCCACGCAGTCGGTGGGTGATTATCAGGCAGAGTATGCCCACGCTCCAACGAACAACCTTGGTGACCTTTACATCCTTGATGAACCAAGGCCTTGGAACGCACGTTTCGGGGTGGGACAAGCAAGCGCAGATTGTGACTTTTAAGAACGGCTCGGAACTGCTCTTTATGGGCGAGAACTACGACACCGACAAAGACTTTGACAGGTTCAAGGGTCTTGAAATCAACGGTGCAGGGATTGACGAGATCAACGAGTGCCAAGAAGGATTGCTCTACAAGGTGCTTGAACGTGCCGGTTCGTGGCTCAATGCCGAGGGCAGACCACCGATTGTGGTGATGGGTACTTGCAATCCGAGCAATAATTGGGTGAAGGAACTCGTTTATGACAAATGGAAAGAATCAAACCTTCCCCCCACCTGGGCGTACATCCCCTCCAAGATTACCGACAACCCCCACATCCCTGAAGATTACCTTAAATCCCTGCGAGACAATATGCCGGAATACGAGTACAAAAGATTCGTGGAAGGCGATTGGGAGGTGCAGGAAAAGCCAGAAAACCCTTTCTTTGTATCCTATGACTCCAAACGACACGAATCCTTCCAACCCACCTTCCGCACCAACCTCCCCATCTACATCTCTTTGGACTTCAACTTGCAGCCATTCTGCGGAATCGTTGCCCAAATGTGGACCGATGACCAAGGAGATCACCTCCATATCGTGGACGAGTTCAATGTGGCTGACGGCTCCATCCCTAAAATGGTGGATACGATAAAAGCCAAGTACGCTCCGTTTTTGTTCTCCTGCCTGATTACGGGGGATGCAATGGGCAAGCGTGGCGATTTATCGCAAAGGGACAACGCAAACTATTACGAGCAACTTGCACGGGGCTTGGGGCTGAGCCAAAAGCAAATCCGTATTGTTCCCAACCCAAAGCACGAGAACAGTAGAGCACAATGTAATTACCTTTTGCAATTCCACCCTGACATTAAGATTAATCCCAAGACCTGCCCTGGGATGGCGAGGGATATGAAAATGGTGGCCTGCGATGCCGCAGGAACGATTATCAAAAGAAACCGCTTTATTATCAGCCAACAGTCCGACTTTGCCGACTGCTTTCGGTATCTTTGCAATAGCTTCCTGAGCGAATGGTACATTAAGCACCTCAAACGGAGCGGGTACAACAAGTTCGGGCCTAACTTTATCCCTTCCTGAAATGATCCAACTATGAGCTGCCTTGAATGCACCGACTGCCTAAGCATAGGAACCTTTGACCTTTGCTGCGAGACCATTACCCTCGCCCAAGCCACCCCCGCCACCACCTACCGCGTGGTCATTACCGATGTTACTATTGACAAAAGGGTATTTTACGCCTTAACCACTAATGGCAATGGCGATGTCACGCTCACGCCAGACGAGGCCATCTACACCACAGGCCGTACTTACGAAGTGCGTATCTACCCCGAAGATGCTTGCGACTTCAACGACCCCCAAGAAATGACAAACGACCTCCACGAGGACGCACAAACCTGCTTTTCTTTTGAATTTGAACGATTAACATAATGTACGCCATTGAAACCTTCTACCGTGCCTTGATTGTGAGCCTGATGGTCGTGTCGCTCTCCATCTCAATGGAGGATGAGCAACTGCTAAACGGCCTGCAAAAGCGATTGAGACACCTTCTACCCCCCGACAAATACCCGATGCTCCACAAACCGATTTACGGCTGTGTGGGGTGTATGGCTTCGTTTTGGGGAGGTATCTTCTACCTACTAACCGCCCCAATCTTCGGCTTCCACCCCCTTGAAATGGGTGTCGTAATGATGATGGGCGTTGCACTCAACTTCATCTTTATTAAAATATCGTGATACACAAAATTGTTTACAAACTCTTCCAAAAAGAGCTAACCCAAATGGTATGGGACGAAACCTACAAGCCCGATATGATGAAAGGCTTGAAGTTCGCGTTGGTCTGCGAGGGGCATAAGTATTACATCTACCCGAACATCTTTGACATCCCCATTGAGCGGATGGGAAGGGTTCAAGACCTTGTGATCCAACTGCAAAGAATGGTAAGCCGTGAGGAGTTGGACGTGTTCTTGGAGAATATGGAGAACGCCTTAAACGCTTCGGTTTCGGGCGCAGCCGTGAAAAACTTGGCGCAAATTGGCTTTTTGGTGGGAGAAATGAGAAAGAGGAAGGAAATGCTGATACACCCTGACATTATGATGGAACTTGCAGGGGCGGTCTTGATTCGTGAGGACCAAAACCCAGGCGAGTGGAATGCCGAGTTTGAGCAGAAAAAGGTGGAGGCTTTCCGAAATGCGTACAAGGGGAAGGCGTTGTATGATTTTTTCGTTTTAGCCGGGCTGAGTCAATACTTTCCCAATATGGAGTATTTAGAAGAAGATTGGATAATCTTCTGGGAGATGGCCTCCTCCCGGCTGGAAGCGACACAGGAACTCCTGAAATCCGAGCTATCGGCTCAGAACTCTACTTCAGCGACCTAAATTGGCGTGAGTTCTTCATCTTCCTTGCAGATGGCGATATCTTTCTGTACAAGGAGTATATGAAAACATCCGTTGAGGATGTCTTAACTTTGCTCAAGCACTTCCAAGAGGAAAGAAGGCGCAAAGCTAAACAAAACAAAGATGGTTGATAAAATATCCATAGTCTATGATGCGAACATAGATGACCTCAAGACCAAGCTTGAGACCCTGATTGAAAAAAACAATCAACTCAAAATAGCTGCGGCAGGTGCGTCAAGGGCTATTTCCGATATGACTGCGGCCAAAAAAGACTTTGGGTCAAAAATCGCAATTACCACAAAAAACATTACCGACAATAGCATAAGCATACGCACAAATACCAAAAACATACAAGAAAACACGCTTTCCATAAGCAGTTCTACAAAAGCAACCCAAAACAATACGTCCGTTGTAAATACGGCAACAAACAGCTACAACAGTTACAGTTCAGCAGTAAACAATGCGTCTCGTGCAAGCGGTGGGTTTAAGGCTTCAACGGGTTTACTGACAAGAGCATTTCAGATGCTTACCGCAAGGATGATTGCCTTCTTTGCGATTGATTCAATGGTAAATTTTGGGAAAGAGCTTGTGAATGTTGAAAGAAAATTTGAGCTTCTTCAAAACCGAATAAACTTTGTGGCGGGTACGACAACAGGAGGCGAGGTAATTTTTACAAGACTTCAAAAAACGGCCAACGAACTTGGCATCGGAATTGAAGAGCTGACAAACGGTTTTAGCGGATTTGCCATTGCCGCAAAAATGGCAGGCTTTTCAAGTTCGGCAGCCGAGGATATATTCTCCAAAGTAGCAACAGCCCTTAGGGCGGCAGGCGCAAATTCCTTGCAAACCCAACGAGCATTCTACGCCCTGCAACAAATGCTCTCCAA